GAAAAGGCTGCCGCAAAGTTTAATGCGAAAGGTATCTGATGGCTGAATTACGCATACCCATAATCGGTGAGTTCAAGGGTAAGAAAGCCTTTAAGGATGCAGACAATAGCGTCAAAGGTCTTAACAAATCTTTTAAGAGATTAGCAGGCGCAGCAGGCATCGGTCTATCAACTGCCGCAATAGTAAACTTTGGTAAGAAGTCAGTACAGGCATTCATTGCAGATGAGAAGGCAGCTTCACAGCTTGCAGTAGCAGTCAAGAATTTAGGCCTAGCCTTCGAGACTCCACGCATTGAGCAATTTATCTCAGAGATGTCTCGCGCTTCAGGCGTGGCCGATGAAATTTTGAGGCCGTCGATGCAGAAGTTATTGCAGACCACTGGTTCAGTTGTAAAGTCTCAAGAATTACTCACTCAAGCTCTGGACATATCTAGAGGCAGCGGTGTTGATTTTGAGACAGTTGTAGAAGATTTAACCAAGGCTTATGTTGGCCAGACTCGTGGGCTTAATAAATACAAATTAGGTTTAACCCAAGCCGAACTCAAAGCAGCAAGTTTTGCCGATCTTCAAGCTAAACTCACAGATCAATTTACTGGGGCTAATGCTGCCTATCTTGAGACTTACGCTGGCAAGTTAGGACTGGTCAGCACAGCGGCAGGCGAGGCTCAAGAAACTATCGGCAAGGGTCTAATTGATGCCTTTACCATTCTTTCGAGCGAGTCTGGCAACATCAATGATCTTACTGACGCAATGAATAGTTTTGCAGAAGGTACTGCTACGGCATTTAAAAACGTAGCAGTCTTAGTCTCTAACCTTGATAAGGCTATGCAGGCAGGCTTTGGACTTATTGGAGTATTAGATCGCCTTTCGGGTAGCAATTTGGTAAAGATTTTTGGCGGTGGATTCGGGCTTCTTGGTACACAGGGCGCAGGTTCATTCGGTGGCAACAATGCGGCAGGGATGGGACGACAGTCAGAGCATACGGGTCGCCTTGGTTATGGAGCTTCTGAGGAAGCAGCTCGTAAGAAGGCAGAAGCAGATGCAGCCAAGCGTGCTAAAGAATTAGCAGGACTCACAAAGAAGAATCTAGACACACAGAAGAAGTCCCTAGCCTTACAGAAGGCGTCGAAGACTCTCAACTTAGAGGCTATCAACATTGAGGCAGCACTTAAGGGAAAGATCAGCGAGACCGATCGCATCTCCTTGCTATTGCAGAAGGCTATACTCGAAGGTAATGCAACACTAGCAACTTCCTTATCTGATCAATTAAACACAGCGATCAAGCGTAATAATGAGTTACGTCTTGCATTGCTTGCTACTCCAGAAGCTCCTAACCCTTATGAGAACTGGAAGATCCCTGCAGATGTTTTGGCATGGACGGCTGCTTCTTTAGGAGTGTCAGTATCAACTCTTGGTGAGAAGCCAGTGGACGTCTCTTCGTCGTTCTCAGATGCACAAATGGAATTGGCAACAGCCTACAATGCAGCCCAAGCAGCAGAAGGGCAACTTCTAAACATCCAAGTTTATCTAGATGGCGATGTAGTAGGCAGCGCGATACGTGACTCAACAATTAATCAAGGACTATCTGGATCAGCAAGCCGTAGCAATCGCCAAGGCAGATTCGGCAACATAACGGAATGACCCTTCCAGCAACAATCTCAGTTTCCTTTGACTTTAGCCAAGGCGCTACATTCGGCTATCCGTTTACTATTGGAGACGAGAAGTACGGCGTCATAGGGGTTAGCCAGTTTGCAAGTTCAGAAGTTCCTGATCCTGTGATAGATCTTAGCGATGTAACTAGACAGATCACGATCCGTCGTGGCCGTAACATTATGCGTGACACCTATGAAGCTGGCTCATGCACAGTCCGAGTCCTTGACCCTAATTCCTACTTCAACCCTCAAAATGTATCAAGCCCTTATTTTGGCTTCCTCACTCCACTTCGTAAGATCCGCGTAGCTGCTACTACTGCCACAACACAGCAGTTCTTATTCTCAGGTTATGTTCAGGACTACCGATACACCTATCCAGTTGGTCAAGAGATTGGTTATGTCGATCTAGTTTGCTCTGATGCCTTTCGCCTCTTTGCCATGGCTAACGTGTCCACAATCGCAGACTCAGGTAGTGGCCAAACCACTGGCACGCGCATAAGTAAAATTCTCGACCAAGTAGATTTTCCAGCAAACATGCGGATCATAGATACAGGCTCAACAACGTGCCAAGCTGATCCAGCTACTACACGCTCAAGCCTTACAGCCTTGCAGGTGGCCGAGTTCACTGAACAGGGAGCCGTATTTTTAAGAACCGACGGCACATTAGAATTTAAGGATCGTAACGATGTCGTAGGATCTTTAGCGGCAACCCCGATCCAGTTTAATCAAACGACAGGTATCCCATACTCTGACCTTAAGTTTGCCTTTGATGACAAACTAATCATCAACGATGCAACCATGACTCGAGTAGGCGGCTCTACAGTTTCCTCGTTTGATGCAGATTCTATTGCCAAGTATTTCCCTCACGGCATGAACGTCGAGAACCTAGTCGCGCAAACAGATGCACAGGTTCAAGATATTGCAGACATCTACGTTGCAACGCGTAAAGAGACCACGATCCGCATTGATTCAATGACGGTTGACTTGCTAGATCCAGACGTGCCCACAGACACGATGATTGGCCTAGACTATTTCCAGAACTTAGAGATCACCAACGTTCAGCCTGACGGCTCAACAATCGTGAAGGTTCTGCAGGCGCAGGGTCTAGCTTGGGACATTACCCCAAACTCTATGAAGTGCACAGTAACAACACTTGAACCAATAGTCGAAGGGTTCATTATAGGATCATCGACTTACGGTATAATCGGACAATCCATTATGGGATATTAGGAGACAATCATGGCAGTAGGCTTTCCAGCAGCAACAGGTGACATCTTTACGGCAGCAGATTATAACGGCCTAGTAGCTTTTACAGTAGGCACTGCTAACACAGTGGACTACACAGCCGTCTCAGCAAACCAGTATCAGGTCTTAGAACTTATGAACAAGGCAACGGCCATCGCCTTCAAGATTCCTACAAACGCCTCGGTTGCATTCCCTATCGGCACAGTTCTGACTGTCCTTAACATAGGCGTAGGCCTTTGCACAATTTCAGCAGTAACTGCTGGCACAACTACAGTCCTTAGCGCTGGAGCTGTTGCAGCAGCGCCTACACTTCCACAGTATAAGTCTGCAGCTTGCATTAAGACTGGCACAGATACTTGGTACGTTGTGGGTGCAATTTCATAATGATCGCTAACGTCATAGCAGCCATCACTCAAAGTCAGGGCGCAGTTAAACCTACAGCAGTCGATTACCTAGTAATCGCAGGCGGTGCAGGTGGTGGCGTTGCGGTTGGAGGCTTTACAAACACGGGCACAGGCGGCGGTGGTGCAGGTGGCTATCGAACTGCTAATAGTTTTAGCATAGGGGCATCCTTTACTGTTGAAATTGGTGCAGGCGGTGGAGAAGGCGCGAATGGAGTTAATTCGATTTTCTCATCTATCACCTCAACAGGCGGTGGCACTGGTGGCAGACAATCTTCTGGTAGCGGTGCAGCTGGTGGTTCTGGCGGCGGTGGAGCTTATACTGGCACAGGCTCAACAAATAATGGCGGTGCAGCTTCTCCATCAGGTCAAGGTAATGCTGGCGGTAATTACAGTCCGAGCACGGCATCTGCATCAGCAGGTGGCGGTGGAGCTGGTGGCGTAGGCGGAGCCCCAGTAAGCAATACCCCAGGTGCTGGTGGCGTAGGATCATCTTCTTCAATCAATGGCACATCGGTGACAAGAGCAGCAGGCGGCGCTGGTAATTATACAAATGGATCACCTACTGCTGGCGCAGCTAACACAGGCACTGGTGGCGGTGGTGGAGTAAACAATGTTGGCGCAGGTGCTTCTGGCGGTTCTGGAATTGTTATCCTAGCTTATCCAGACACCTTCGCACCTCTTAGCTCAATCGGTGGCACTTTAGTTTATACACAGCCAACACGCGCAGGTTATCGTGTCTATCAGTTTACAGCAGGAACAGGAACGGTGACTGTGTAATGGCTCACTATGCATTCCTCGATGAGAATAACATCGTCACACTAGTGATTCCAGGACGCGACGAATGGGAAGAAGTTGACGGGATCACCGACTGGGAGCAAGCCTACTCAGAGGTAAAAGGTCAGGTCTGCAAGCGCACCAGCTATAACGGCAAGATACGCTATAACTATGCAGGGATCGGTTATACCTACGATCCAATTGATGACGCATTCATAGCACCTATGCCATGCAATCATCCAGAACTTACACTTAGCGATCTAAAGAAGTGGGAGTGTGTAGCCTGTGAAGCCGCGCCTGAGTAAGTCAGCGATCCAACTACGCGAGCAAATTGACGATGCATTCCCAGATAGAGATAGAACTTCGGACGGCTGGATCGGTGACACGAGACACGCTGCTCGCAAGTCTGATCATAATCCAGATGCACAAGGATGGGTACGTGCCATCGATGTTGACCGCGACCTTAACGGCAAAGGCAGGAAGCCCGATGTCATGCCTGACTTGGTCGATCAGATTCGACTCGCTGCAAAGTCTGGCGATAAGAGAATTAGTTACATCATCTTCGACGGCAAGATCGCCTCAGCTAAAAAGGCTTGGGCTTGGCGTCCTTATGATGGGATCAATAAGCATAATCATCACGCGCATATCAGCTTCACTATCAAGGGCGACGAAGACTTTCAATTCTTTACTATACCGATGATAGG